TGGTAGCGGAGGAGGGACTCGAACCCCCGACACGCGGATTATGATTCCGCGTGTAATGCTGGAATCATTGTGTTTTTTTGTAAACTGCGTCCCGGACGGGCCTCGGATTTCCGCCACTTTCCGGCTGACTGTAAACCGGAATTCTGAAGACACAGCGTGTCCGAAACCGCTGCCGGCAATCCTCAGAGGAGCCGCACGTCGCCGATGAAACTCTCCAGCGTCTGCAGGTGTGGCTGCACTGCATCGGGATAGGCGTGGACGATACCCGACGGAACGACGAGCTGCACACCGGACTCGTGCATCTCGCGGAACTGGCCCTCGGAGACCCCTTCCTGCAGCGTAAGGAGGTGCTTCCTGCGGATCCGGTCGGCCTCGTTGAGCACCTGCCGCCAGCGGTCACGGCAGGTTGTCTTCACGGCGAGCATGCGCAGCCTGGAATCCGGGAAGCCCGGGTTCTGGTAGGCTGCCTGCGAAGGAAAGAGGAAGTCAGGACGCTTGCCGGGATCGGACTCCGGCTGGTGAGAGAAATGGGTTCCCTCGATCAGCCGCTCCTCGATCAGGATTTCGCGGGTCTGAAGCTCGAGCGAGCGGCCGGCGCGGGCCTTGCGCCGCTGCAGGATGGTCTGCGCGCGCTTCAGAAAGGCATCGAGGCTGTCGAAGCCTCTGAGAATCGCCGGAAGCTCGATGGCGTGCTCGACACTCTGGAAAATTTCATACTCACATGCGAGGCGCCGAAGCAGCCGAGCGTCTGGTTCAAGACCATCACAGGGCCGAAGCTCGACCGCCTTGCGGACGATCTCGGTGCCGGGCGGGAAAGACGTCCTCCACCCCTCGGGGATCTCGTCATCGGCGAGCCAGCAAGAAGCGCGCTCCGGGACACGGAACAGGTCTGGCTGGGCAACATCAGCGGTCCACACGACATAGCGGCCCGGCTCAACCGGACCGATCCGGTCCTCGATCAGGTCCTCCTCGGTGGCATGGCGGGCGATCCAGACATGGCACCCGGGCTGTTCACCAGCCTCGACCCTGCGGAACGAGAACAGAGCGACGGCGCCGGTGCTGTCCGGATCCAGAAGGGGCGAGGCGGCGCCGCCGAAGTTGGTAAGTCTTGCCTCGTTCCGCCCGCCCTTGGGTTTCCCGTGGAAGCGGTTATTGTAGTAGATCGCCCGCACCTTCCTGAAGTCCGGATGGCTGTCGATCGCGAGGTCGAACCAGGCGTCGGGGTTCAGGATGTCCGTCCGGTTGATGGCAGGAATGACCCGGAACAGGAACTCCTTCGGGATGTAAGGGCCCGCCTGGTGGGAACCGTTTGCCAGGGTGTCATTACCCGAGAGGCGCTTGGCGAAGATGATGCGCCCGGGTTTCAAAAACTCATCGAGCCAGTCAATGAGATCAGCCAGCGCCATGGATCGTCCCCCTGATCTCACCTTCGGACGCCCCGCCGAGAAGCCAGGCGGCCGCCTGTGCCACCACCGCTTCCGGTCCTTGTGCGAGCCTGCCCTTCAGGGCGCATTCCCAGACCGTCAGGACACGCCAGCCGCGTTCGAGCAAGGCCTTGCGGTCACGGGCGTCGCGCGCACGGTTTCCCTCGATCTTTGATCGCCAGAAATCCGAGCGCGTGCGCGGCCATCGGAACAGGCCGCAGTCGTGACCGTGCCAGAAGCACCCGTGCGCGAGGATCACCGCCCTCCAGCGGGGCAGAACAATGTCCGGGCGTCCGGGAAGGTCACGTCGATGCAGGCGGAAACGGAATCCCAGCCTGTGCAGTCCCTGCCGGATTGTCCGCTCAGGCGCAGTGTGTGCGGAACGGATGCCGGCCATCATCCGGCTTCTGGTAGCGGAATCGACAACATCAGACCGCAATGGGCAGCACCCCCTGCCGCAGGTCCGCGGGCAGATCGCTGATGCCCAGCCACGGGACCATGTGCCGCGCGACGGCCTCGACGACCGGGACCACGACAGCATTGCCGAACTGGCGATAGGCCTGCGTGTCTGACACCGGAATGACGAACCGGCTTTCGCCCGGTCGGTCAAAGCCCATCAGCCTCGCGCATTCGCGCGGTGTGAGACGGCGGGGATTTCCCGCGGTTCGCCGGACGAGGATTTCCGAGCCATCCTTGTAGTAACGCGCAGACAGCGTCCGTGCGACATCGTCGGGCCCGACCAGGCCGAAGCCGAACCCGTTGCCGGCCGCGCGGTGCCTTGCCGCATAGTCCTGCAAATAGCGCCAGAGGTGATCGGTCAGGACATACTTGTCGGCCACACGCCCGATGTTTCCGGTGGTGTAGGGGGACTCCGGTGCCTCGCTGCCGTCCTCGGGGTGCAGGATGTCGCCAAGCCGCGGACCATTGACAGGATCAGGCACCGGCAGGTCGTCGAACGTGAACCCGTTCGACTCGCGGAAGCCGACGATGAAGATGCGCTCGCGATGCTGCGGCACCCATGATCGCGCATCGATCACCCTCGCATGAATATGGTAGCCGAGCTCGTCCTCGAGCGTGCGACGAATCACCTCAAAAGTGCGCCCACGATCGTGGTTGACGAGGTTCTTGACATTCTCCAGCACGAATGCGCGCGGGCGGTGGTGCTCGATGATCCTCGCCACATCGAAGAAGAGGGTGCCCTGCGCCTCACAGCGGAAGCCGTGCGCCCGCCCGAGGGCATTCTTCTTCGAAACACCGGCGATCGAGAAGGGCTGGCATGGAAAGCCGGCAAGCAGCAGGTCGTGCTCCGGAATGTCGGCAGCATCGATCCGGGTGATGTCGCCGGCCACCTCGTGGTCGCAGGAATAGTTCGCCAGATAGGTCAGCTGGGAATGCCGGTCCCATTCGCTGGTGAAGACACACTGGCCACCAAGCGGCTCGAAGCCTCTGCGCAGTCCGCCAATGCCAGCAAAGAGATCGATGAACCGGAAGACAGGCCGGGATTTCCGCTGGTCGCGCGAATCCTTGCGCGAAAGGGTCTCCAGCAGGGCCACCGCAGCCCGGCGCGGCGGCGCCTCGCCATTCTCCCATCGGTAGATGGTCCGCCTCGAGAAACCTGTCAGCTCGGAGAGCTGATCCACCGAGACACCGGCGCTGGTGCGCAGCCGGGCGAATTCCGAGAGATTTGTGCTGGGCATCATTGCGTCACGATGGCACAAATCGACCCAGATGCAAGGTGAAATTAACCACCTGCGACCAGCTCGTAGTGCGGTCCGTCGAGGAAGGCGCTCTTTCCCGCTGCGCGGCGGCGGGCTGCATAGGCCTCGACTGCCCGTGCGAGCCCGGTGGCATCGCCCGGCAGGTCGGCCAGCTCGCGGTCCCACACCCCGCCCCAGCGCAACGCCACGTCCAGTTCGATTGCGGCCCGTCGGACGGCCACCGCCACCGCATGGATCAGCGGCCACTCCCAGCGCGCCCGCCCGCAGATCCACGGCACGAGGTCCACCGCATGGCCCCAGCCATCGGCCTGGCGCAGGTGTTTGGAGCGCATCGTGCGCGAGGCGCCGCGCGCGACCAGCTCGCGCTGCTCGGCCTCGGTCCGAAGGCCATCGTGCACGGTGAAGTCCTGCGTGGTGATCGTGATCGCGCGCTCGACCACCGCCACGAGACGCGGGTGCACTCCGTCCAGCTCGCGGCGCGAGGCCGCGCCGAGCACAAATGGCATGGCGAATCTCCTCTTCAGTGCAACGAAGCGGCTGGCTGCGCGCGCCGGCGGGTGACGACGCAGGCTGATGCCCTGCTCCGCCGTGGATGCCCCACCCCCTCGACCGGCATCGCCAGCAGCGCGCGGCAGGCCTCGGCAAGGGCGCAGGCCGCGGCGCGGCGCAGCTGGACGGCAAGGATGCTTTCGCGGCTCATCGGCCCAGCCTTTCCTGGATGACGGCGGTGAGCGCGGCGAGCGAGGCGGCGAGCTGGCGGTCGGCCTCGAGCCGCTCGCGGTCATAGGCGAGGCGCTCCCTGGCGGTGGTCATGCGCTCCCACACCAGCCAGCCGATGATGAGCCCGGCCGGGCCGAAGCGGGTGGCAAGCTCGAGGATGAGCGATGGCTCCATGATGCTCCTCCTTTCGTGCGATCAGCCGGCAGCGAGGAAGGTGATGCCGGCAAGCGAGCTGAACACGGCATTCGATCCGTGGAGGATCACCTCGCCCGCGGGCGTCACATCGACCCGGTAGGCCCCGCCGCCCGACCAGCAGGCGAACATCAGCCGCTCGGCCGGGCGATAGCCGGGAAGCAGGGTGAACACGGTGCCGTCGCTCCCGGCCTGCATCAGCCCCTCGATGCTCACCCGCCCATGGGCATCGCGCCAGTAGCGGGGTGAGGCATAGCCCGATCCGTAGCCGATCCAGCCGAGGGCCAGCGTCGGGATCTGCATCGCCTCGGCCGGCAGGTCGCCCCAGGCGCTGCCGGAGAAGGTGACGAGCCGCTGGGCCTGCTCGTCCCACAGCCGCCAGCCCGCGCGCGGCACGAGGAAGCGCCAGCCGGATTGTCACAAGGCCAGATTGCCGCTCTGCCCCGCCCAGGCACCGGTGGCGCCGGGCCCGACGATCCACGCCTCGCCCTCGGCGGGCGCGGCCGGTGGGGCGGAGAGGTGGCGGCCCTTCACCCGCCCCTGCACCAGGGCATCGAGCAGGATCAGCGCCTCGTTGTGGGTCACCTCCTTCTGCGCCTGGGCGGCATCGATGAAGGGCAAGGCAAGGTTGGGGGTCTGGGTCACAGGGTCACCTCGAGGGCTGCGCCGCGCCCCACCCGCTCGGAGAGCTGGTGGATGCGGCAGGTCACGGCGGATTGCACGGAGCCGAAGTCGGCGATCTGGTCCGCGGCCGGATAGAGCGCCTGCGGCTGGGTGGTGGCGATGGTGCGCCTGACGCTGCTGCCTGCCATGATGTCGATCTGGTATGCCTCGCCCGCCTCGCCGAGCGGGGCATCGACATGGTCGCTCCAGGGCGCTGGCCAGCGGGTGCGGCGGATCCAGCGGATCGCCAGATCGCCCGCGCCGTTGCGCGCACCGCGCGCATGGACGGGAGCGAGCGGGATCAGCGCGCGCGCCTGCCAGGCAAGGCTGATGACCGGCGCATCCTCGGCCCGGGTGCCGAGCGAGACCGCGCGCCACTGGCGCAGCGCCCCGCGCTCGGCCAGCGGCAGGGCGAGCCGGGCGATCCCGGCCGAGCCGGTGAGCAGCACGAAGCGCTCGCCCGGGGCATGGGTGCCGATCGCATCACCGGTGCCGCGCCGCCCGCGCAGCAGGGTGGCGAGACGCCAGGTGCCCGGCGCGACCAGTTGGGCATCGCGGAACTGGACCACCTCCCCGCCGACGAGGCAGGCATTGGCGCCG